ATGTTTTTCGACTTCTAACTTACCATGCAAACGATACAATAGCATATATTTCCACATTTTTCTTATTTTTCCCCATGTGGTTCCGCCTATATAGGCTGAATATATATTGTCATGCGGACATTAAACGCGAAAGGAGGATTTTATGGAAACAGGAAAATTGACGCTTCAGGGTGGTGGTGTTTATGAAGGCGAACTGGTTAATGGAAAACCACACGGCAAAGGGAAATTTACTGGCCCCTTGTTTGATGTGTACGAAGGCGATTTTGTTGACGGCAAATGGAATGGTAAAGGTAAATACACTTTTCCAGGCACCTTTGTTTATGAAGGTGATTTCACCGACGGCAAGATTGTAACCGCGCACGCAGTTTGGCAAAAATTATCTTTTAGTTTGGCAAAAAAAGAATAATTTGCCTTGTTTTTTCATGTTTTATTATGTTTTATCCTTCAAAACAAGGCAAATTTAAATCAGAAAGGTTATTGTTTGATGTATGATTTATGGAAATGCAAATCCGAAATATGCGCATTGTTGGCGTTGTTTATGCCCAATAGTCCGTATGTTCCACCAACATCAAAAACAGGGTTCCACCACACATCAATCCACGTCTGCCCATTGCGCGTTAAGGGTTCAAATCTAACCTCTATCGTTACTGCGGTATTCGTAAACAACGCCCTTGCAGGATTGGCATATCCGATCAGGATTGCAAAATAATTTTCGGTTATATTGTTTATCACGACAGTCCTAGTGCGCGTCCTGTTTACCACATTGCGGATGGCTTGCGACTGTGTGACAGCCCATATAACAGTCCCGCTCGGCCATTTGACATAACTCACGGAGTTGTTAGTAAACTTTAAAGCCGTATCGGTAAACCTGTCCACATATACCCCGCTCGCCACGGGCGCGGTGCTGTTTACAGGAATATTGTTCTGCGCGAAAACGTTAATAGTTGCCGATAAAATCAGCAGCCCGACAATTAATGGTCTTTTCATAGAAACTCCTTAAATTAACCTTAAATTAACATGGATACATTTACCGCAAACTGCGGTGAATTTGTTAATGCTGTTATTTCATAGGTATATGCGGAATTGGACGTATTGAGTGAAATTCTTAACGTGGTAGAATTAATCAAACAAAGGCTAATATGGTTAATAAAAGCACCCTGCCACTGACCGCTTGCACCTCCTATGGTCACAACCTTGTTCAGGACGTTTAACGTGGTGAAATATAACTGCATCGCCTCGAAAAATTCCGCGTTTGTCACGTTGATGAAAGCCGAGTCGTCGCTTATCTCGTTGGCGAAATGAGGGGTATTGGTCAGCAGGCTAAAGCTCAGATAATCCGCGCCGTCCGTTATTTTAAAGCTCACCAAATAACGACTTGTTATTGGATTTTGTACGGACAAACCGGCGTTAAAACCGCAAACTCCGTTATTACCCAACACCCCGATACTTACAGCCGATCCCGGCATGGGGGACGGAGTGTTGCCGTCAACGGTAAATGCCGATCCCGCAGGGGATGTTCTTGTAACGCCCGACAGGTTATTGCCCTTGAAACTGTTATAATCGCCACTTTGGTAATAAAGCGCGAAAGCGTTATTGGGATAATCCAACACCCTGCAAGATATATTATTGTCGTGAACGGTGTTTTTGTCCCCCCCCCACATATATATACAATAGGCTTTATAATTTGACTGTATATCAATTATATTTTCAATTACAAAGGCGTTATTGCCGTGTAATACTATACCGTATATAGTATAGTCGGACTGAAATTTTAATGTGTTGTTTTTAATTATGGCGTAATTGCCATAATCGAAAATAGGATATATAACGGTTAAATGATTAACGCCCATGTCAAAAAAAATATTTTCAATAACGTTATGATTGCCTGTATTATAGATACCATACGTTATGTTTTTTCCCGTCATGTCGTTCTTTATCTTAAAATCTGATATTTTTGAATTGTTGCCTGTCACGTTAATAACAGATGGATTAGGATCACTGCTGCCGACAATGTTTATTACGGTACTGTTCCCCGTGCCCTGCAAAATAATATTGTCACCGATAATATCTATGGAATCGCTGACGTTGTATTGCCCTTTGAGCAATAATATTTTACCGCCTCCGCTTGCGCGTAACTCCTCCATCGCCTCATTGATGACAATTTCATCATAAGAGCCGGCACAGAGGTAATTTACCATATTAGCCGTATGCCCGGCGGCTACGTTGCCGATAACGACATCAGCGTATTTTTTGCCGGAATATCGGAATACCGCGTCTGACGATACCAAATTGGTACTGTTCTCCGTAGGAACCGTGTCTATCGATTTAGACTCGCCGAAACTGCCGGGCGTTTCCCCGCCCATTAAAGCTTTACCAGCGTCTTGCGCTGTAGTTTGCGCCTGATAATCACTTGTGTTAATAACAACAGGATTACCCCAAGTAATTACCCCGTCTTCTATGCCAGCAATGTACCATTCAACTTTATGGTTGTTATGGGTTTCATCTCTTAATACGTTTGCATAATCGTCAACTTCGGGGGTACTCCAATCCATTTCTATTGCTTCATCTACCGTTACTGGCAAATCCGCGAATGTGGGTACGTCACCTAACAGTGTCTTTTTGACAGGTGATATTGGAGATATAGATAATGTCTCAACGATTATTGTCGCGCTGTCCACGACCCTTTTGCATACGCCAATAGTGCCGTTAACGTCGCATATTATTGTTTTGTCCGCGATAAATACCGCTGTCGGATTAAACAGGATCCGCGCCACGGGGGTAGTGCCGTTAATTACCCTTGTCAATAATGCGCCGGATAATCTTAAGACTTTTACCCCGTCAAGCACCGCGCTTAACACTTCCGTATTTTGATCAGCGTAATTTTTTGCGGTGTTTAATACCTCAACGTCCCCCCGCGCCCTTTTTTGGCTTTCGTTGTTAATCCGCCCCTGTAAATTTTGATCCGCCGTTTGCCTTTCTTGGCTTTCGTTTGCGATGCTTGTCCTAATATCAGCGTGAGCGTTATTGTTTGTTTCATGATCTGTCCGCGCCCGCTCTTCATTTGCGATCATCTCATGCGCGTCAAATATACCTTGCTCCATTTTGTTCATGTTGCTGGGATTGAAGGGGGTTCCCGGCTCGGTTACCGCGATTGGCGCGTTTTCCAAAACGACCGACGCGCTTGTTTCTTCTAATTTTTTATACCTGTTGAGTTTGGTCCCTTTTCTGGTCTTCCAGTCCGTTTTCTCGTAAGCCATAGGGATATTGTACCACTTGCGAAGGACGGTCAGTCTAATAGGGATAAAAGCGCAGGTATTTACTGGTAGTGGCGATAGAGGTATAATAGTTGTATGGAGATATGCTATGCAAAAAACGATTTTGGTACTTGCCATTGCTCTTTTACTGCTTTCATGCGATGATAAAGACGTGGAAACTAATCCTTTTATCGGTACATGGATAGCGACAAGCGGCTACCATGATGTTTTTACAAAAAACACAATAACGGTCTATGATACAAGCGGAAATATTTACTGGAAAGCCGCTTATACTTATGATGATATAAATATTACAGCAACGGTAGATGCCGCTTTATCACACCCAGAAATGGTTGCAACCCTAGAAGCAAAAAAAGGGTTAATTCCTTATTATTTTCAAGACGGATATTTATTTTTTAATTATGTCCGACTTGAAAAATGTGACTATCAGTTTACGCCTTCACCTTGAGAAAATAATTCCCTTGATTATCGGTTTCTCTGTATATTACGTTGCTCTCATTCGGCAATGCCGGAAATGTGGGCAAGCCGACAAACTTCATGGTTTTGCCAGCAATGGGGATGGTTACAGATAACGCCGACGCTAATCGTATTGTATGATACGTCCTCCCGTCGCCAGTTTGCGTTTGTGCGACATTATTCATGCGACCATTAATGTACACGCACACGTCGGTAATCAAATACGTTGCGTAGCTAGCATCGACGGGTCCATCGGGCAAGATTACGTACCTAAGCGTTATTTCAATTTTTTGTATGGCTTGTCCGCCGTAAGTTCCGGTCACGCTGAACATCCCTGCCCCGATTGTCCTGAATATGTTTTCGGCGGTGTCGTTTGACGGAAAATTTCTTGTGACCGGGGCAGGGGTATTGTTGGACAGGGAAAGCGGCCCGGAATTTATTTCGCCTTCAAAAAAGGAATCGCCCATTATCCTTATATTTCTGAAATTACCAAAAACCGCCTGTATGCCGTTTTTATTTATCAGCAATAACGGATTTCCGTTTGTATCGGTCTCCGCGCTTTGTATATACCCATCTCCCCTTATTGTCGCCTGTTGCATATACAGTTTTTCAATAAACGCCTGCTGCGCTACGAGTAATTTTGCGAACACCGCGCCGAACCAGCCCATGTCCTGCGCGAGTTCCGGCACCTCAAGTCCGTCCGAAAAACAACGGATGTAAAGATCGGAATTATTTTCCGGCGCGCGGTACTCCCAGACAACCCCCGTCCACTGGAAGACGCTTCCGGCAAGCCTGCCGCCGGCCGCCGCGACCGCGAGAACGAAATCCCCCTGCCGCGCGCGCACCTGCCCGGTTGCCGGTCCTTTTATAACCGTTATCGTCGCAACCGCCGGCAATTCGTCAACCGTTCCAAGATAGCGGGGCGCGGAATTATTTATTTTTTTTGTAACCAAAAGTACCGCGTTATATGCCTCGCCCTGGTATTCGGCGCGGACCGCAATATTGTTCGTCTCGCCAAGCGCGGCGTCTTCGCTTACCGTTATAACGCCGTTTGTATCTACGGATACCCCCGAAGGGGCGTCGGTCAGGTAAAAACTAACGTCCGTCAATAGCGAATTCCACTTGAACAATCTCGCCTGTACGGTTAACGGCAGAAGTCCCGCGAGCAAATCGCCGTTTCCGTCAGTTTCCAAGATCACGTTCTGCGGCGAGAGCGACAGCCAAATTGGAGTAACGTCGTCATTGCCGCGTTCGGCCCTTATCCTTACCGGCAGACCCCATTCCCCGCTTTCGACCGACTCCGCGACCTTAGCCGACCGCCAGACCGAGCGGTACGTTTGCAGGTGATGCCAGCCTCCGTCCTGCCCGTCGCCTGAAGGCCTGTCCGGTTCGTCTTCGCCGTCATGGTAAGTTACGAATGACCGCCAGCGGTCGGGGTTTACCACGCCCGAATCCACCGCGCCGGAAACCGGGGTGATTCTGTTTACGAAATCGGGCAGGATGAAGCCGTCCCGATCAACGCCGAAAATCTCCGGAGCGTACTCCACGCAGGTGAGGACGGCGGTAAGGTTCTGCCCGGGCTGAACGTCCGTGATAATCAGATCGAGGACCTCGTAGCCACGGACACCGAAGGCGTAAATGTCCCCCGCTTTTGGCGCGTCGGCCCTCTCAAGAGGTTCCGTAAATAAGACGGCGTTCCGCGGCTCATAGTATACGTTGTCGTCGTCAACCGCGTATAAATCGCCGATAAACGGCTCGTAGGGATCTTCGCCATCGCCCGGGTAATATGTGATGGATTTTTCATGGCGTTCCCCCAAATCGAGTACGCAGTCTTTAAGGATTATGGTTCCGTTACTTGACAGCCGTATCCGTATTGCGTGCTGTTTTCCTTCCGTCATGACTATGGGCTCGTCGGTATCCACGCCCACGCACACGCCGTCCGCCCAGATGACGCCTTTGATCCTGCCCTGCGTCGATCCCGCGAGGGCTATGTCCCCGGCGTACTGTATCCAGTCGCCCTTGTTGCATACCAGGTACTCGATGTCCGCTTCAATCACATGGACGAAGGGGCGGTTTTTAAGGCACGCGTAATTGTACATACCGATGCGCAGCGCCTGTTTTGAATTTGTAACCCCCCACAAATCGGCTTTTTGAATTGTTTCCGGCTCTTTGACGCGGTTGCCGTCGGGGGTGTCGTACACCTTCGGTTCGTTTTGCGCGTAACCCGCGTCCTCATCGATGATCCGCAGGGCGATGACGTCGGGAATGTCGGCGTTGAACATGGTGACGCTGTAGGAGATTGTGTTTTTTGGCGTGAACAACTGCGTGAGGGAAGGCCGCTCGATATCCTGCACCACCGCGATTTTTGAATCGATCCGCAGGATGTCGGCGCGGGCTGTGCTTCCGATCATACGCATGAGTTCGGCTATGGTGACGGATTCCGACAAATACGCGTTACACGAGTATTCGTGTTCCTCGCACCATGTGTAAAACGCCTCAAGCGACGGCCAGTCTATGTCGCCGTCGTCAACGGACTGTTGGGCCGCCCTGCCACGCAGCGCGTACAGAAGTGCGGATGCCGGATTGCGCGTTTCGGCGGAGTTAAGCCAATACAACGCGCCCGAACCGCCGCCCGAATAGATCGGCGTCTTCGCCGTCGCCACGTAATTGAAGCCGTCCAACATTCCGTTCATCTGGCTGGTCGCGAGCACCCTTAGCGCGATAACGGTCAAATCTTTTTGGCGTTCCGCGCGGATTGGGCGCGTAGATTTTATGGAGCGCACGGATCCGACATATGCCTGATCGATAATTTTACCGTCCGCCGAGTCGGGCGTTACGCGCTCTATTTTAACGGTATACCTGCCGGACGGAAGGCCGGATTTTGTTATCTGGCAGCGTTTTGTTTTCAGTTCCGCTCCGGAGACGGCGTTGCTCCCGTTGTTAAAATATCCAAGGAGCGCGTATCTGGAATCCGGTGCGTCAAAAGGTTTGTACGAAGCCCTTACCTCGACCGACGCGGACACCACCTTGCCCTTGTCATCGTATTTGCCCAATCCGTTGTAGAAGAAAATATCCACGTTAATCGTATCGGTGTTGTCAGGCGTGGAGCGGATAAGTTCGCCGGATATTTTATCGCCGTTTGCGTCTTCAATCCGGTTTTGCAGGGGCGCGTTTACCGCGTCCTCGTGGACGCAGTGCGGGTAAACGCCCGACGCTTCGCCGTTCTGCAGTATTTCCAGCCTGATTACGGGATCCGCGCCCGAAAGAATAGAGTTTATATTTTTTGTCCGCGACAAATCGGTCAAATAAGTTTCGCCGAGTTTAAAACTGCTTTTGTCAATCACGCAGTCTTTGTAGCCGCCGCAAAAGAGCTGCGTGTAATACTGTTTGCCGTCAATGATTTGGGTGTGCGGGTTGGCGGCGAGGTCGGGATACACGCGGTGGCGTCCGAACAGCACCGGAATTCTGCCGCTTTGCCGCATTTGGTTTTTGCCGCCTCGGATTGAGGGATCCTGTTCCGGTTTCTCCCGATCTTTCAGCGAGGGTATGCCCACGTTCAGCAGTACCGCGCCGCCGAGCACCATGGAAAGCCCCGTGCCGATGAGCGCGGAGCCTAAAAACCCCCCTACGCCCGGTATAAGAAAAGCCAACGCGCCTAAAGCGACAAGCCCCCAGCCCGCGACTTTCATTCCGACGCCCGCGTCATTCGCGCTGCCATACGGCACGAACTTGACCGTGAGCGTGTCGCCGTCATTTGCCGCCATTGAAAAATCCTTGACGATTTCACCGTTACGGCATACCCGCGCCTGCGAGAGTGGGAACCCGGCGTTTAAATCCTTTATTATTTCCGCTACGGTCTTGGGTCCCGTCGTGATTTTTACGCGTGTCCGCCTGATTGGGTGGAGTTCCGCTACGACTTTAACCGACATGATAATACCCCTCTATGCGCCCGCGTAGGGCAGGATGCGTTTCCTTCTGGCATATTGATCCCGTTTTTATTCCTGTGTGCAGAATATAACCGCCTCCCGCGACTATGCCGATGTGGGCGGCGACTCCGTGCTCCGTAATGACCGCGACGGCTTTTTCATGGGGCGCGGGAATTTTTTGCCCGGCAAGCGCCGGCATGTTTTCTTTGAATAACCGCGCCGTTTCCTCCACGTTCAGCGCGTCGGCGTAATTGTCGGACAATTCCGGCAATTCAATCCCATACTCGTTACGCAAAACCAAACGCACGAGGCCGTAGCAGTCGCAGCCGGAAAGCGTTCTGCCGTTTGATATGAAGGGAATCCCGATATATTTTTTTACCCACTTGTACATCAGAAAAACATCCCCTCGAAATCTTCCGGCGCGTAGGTGTCCTTTGGGAACTTGCGGTCCAAAAGATAAAAGTCGTACACTTCGCCCTCGATTGTTTCCTTGCTCGCGCGCACGTTCCGCAGGCGGTACTTGAGCGGCCCACGCTCGTACACGTCCGGCGTGTCCGCCATGATGACGCAGACCGAGGCGAACACTTCCTGCCCCACTGCCTGTTTGATGGTTTGAAAAATTACCGTATCCGTATTGTCAATCGCCAGACGGCAGGGACGCGCCGCGTCGTCCGTCTGCTCCGGAAGGATTATATTAAACGCCGCGGCGGAGTATTCCATCCCGCGTGATGTGACATTCTGGTTGTTGTCCACGAAGCGCAGTACCGCGCCGCCTGAAGTTTCGAGCGTCAGCAGATGGAGGAATACTTTCTCGGTTTCCGGCGCGAGGACGGCTTCCGCGGCTTCGGGCGACAGACGGTTCATAGGCGCTCCAGCGACATGTGAACCTCGTATAAGCCGTCAACGGAGTTGGTCGTATAATCTTCCGTGAAACGGAATTCGGCGGTTTCCCGCGTAACCGGATCCGTAAAGTTAAAACGCAATGCGCCGTCGGCGATAACTTTATGATAAAACTGCTCGAACACCATCAGCTCCGATTCGTCAAAAACTTGTTTGCCCGAATATTTAACGGTTCTAGCGGTGTAACGCCGCCGGGCTTTTTTCGGTCCCGCGTCCATGGACGTGCGGATCACGTTGCCCTGCGGCTGTTTGCTGAATCCGTCAGCAAGCAGTTCCGACGGCAATAATTCCGGCCAATATATGTCAGCCATTTATACCCCTCCAGCCCGTATGCCGTAACGCCCCATGGCGCGGTCGGCCTTCCCGGACGTTATATGCCTGTTAATCGCGTCGCCGATGGTTATGTCGATCTGTCTGCCCCCGTCGGCGGTTTCGGTTTCTTCCTGCCGAACGTCCGCGCCGGAATTGTTGATGATATTAACCGTCACGTTCGCGCCGCCGCCGGCGGTTTGCACGCCGAGGTTTCCGTTCGGCATCCGCGTCAGCGGCATAATCGCTTCCGGTCCCGCTTCGCCCATGAGCCCCAGACCGCCGCCGTGCGCGAAATGCGTGGGCGAGCTGACGATTTGGTTTGTGAAAGCCCCTCCGGCGGCGAACGCCCGCGCGGCCCGTCCGTATTCGTCAAACACTCCGCCCTGCGCGTGTTTGCTTACGCCGTCCACATAGCCGGAAATGAAAGCGCTTGATCCGGCGGCGGCTATGAAGCCGAGTCCCAATGGCCACTGTCCGTTCGCGATTAATTGCAAACCGGCTTGCAGGAACATCATCGGGAGCTGTTTTAAAATTTGTTCGGCCATTGCGGCTAACGCCCTGCCCATTGAATCGGCCGCGTCCTCGCCCTCGCCCAGGGCGCGTCCGAATTCTTCAAAACCCGAAAGCGCCGCGGAAGCGGAAAGCTCCGTGAGCCGCGCCGTCAGGTCGCCGATGATTACCGAAGCCTGATCCGCGAACATTCCAATATCCATAATTCCGCGCAGGAGGCCGTCGGAAAGTTCTTCCTGCCAATCCTTAACGGCGTCGCGGGCTTCGTCAAGAGTCGCTTTTAATTTATCATTCTCAAAATTGACTTCTAATTTCATGCGCATTTCATTAAAGTCTCTTTGTATTCTTGCTATTTCTTCAGCTGAACCCGCGGCGGCGATAACGCGTTGTTTTTCAAGCTTTGTAATGTCATCTAACGCTTTTTCATATTCAAGTTTCATGTTGTCTATTTTTGATTTGCTCAAATCCGCCCGTATTCTTTCTTCCTCGTCGCCGAGCTGCCTTATTATTTCCCCACGTTTTTCTTTGTAATATTCATTTACCTGTCTGATCGCCTCGTCTTCCATTCCGACGTAATTCGCCGCCGCTTCCTTCAGTTTTTTAATATGTTCGGCCTCAATGGTATAAAAAGGATCGTTTGCCAGTTCGGCGTTGAATTTGTCCCATACTTCCGCCCAGCCTTCTTTCCATTTCCGGGCTTTGTCGTTAATGTCGCCGCTGAGTTTTTCAATTTCTTTTTGCGCGTCTCTGATGATTTTTTCTAATTTTTCTTTGTCCTCTTTGGGTATTTCTACCGCCACAATTCCGGGTATGTTGTACGATTTAAGATAAGCCTGCGCTTCTTTGATTTTTTCTTGAAGTTCCAGAATTTTCTTGTCTGTACCGCTTTCAAAATTTTCTTTAATAAAATCATCGCTTAGTTTTTTAAGCTGCTCCATTGCGGATCTGAAATTTTCTTCCTCTACCCTAGGGCGTATTCCTTCTCTATTTAGTTCAATAATTTTATTTTTTAATTCATTTATGTTATGTAAAACCCCGTTGAGGTTTAGCCCCTGCATGCTAAGGTAAAATTCGTGCGCCGCATTGGAGCCTTCCCTCATAGCGTCATTCAGCCTTCTTTGTTGGTAGGCCATGTCTTCCGACGCTCGCGCCGCCTTCTGTTGGCTTGAAGCGTAGGCCACGTATCCGGCGGTGGCCACCGCGGCGGCCGCGATTCCCGCCAACAAAAGCGGGTTGGTCACGGCGAGGGAGGCGTTCAAGCCCATCTGCGCCGCCTGCGCGAGCCACGTCTTTACAGCTAACGCGGCGGCTTTGACCGCCATAACGCCCATAAGGGCGGTTACCGCCGTTACCGCCGCGGCTAATACGCCTTTCGCTATCGGGCTGTCATTTATGGCGTTTGTAAGATCGGTTAACATTCCGGTAACGTCGGTGGCCGCCGGAAGCAGCATATCCCCGAATGACGCGGCAAGCGAATTTACCGCCTCTTTCAATCCCTCCTGCATCGCGGCGAGGCTCTTCGACGCCAATTCCATGCCGCCGAAATACTGTCCGCCTGATGCGGTAAGATCATCGAGGGCTCTGGAAAAATCCTTAAAGCTGATTTGCCCCTGGCTGGACATTTCCACAATCTCCGCTGTCGTTACGTGAAAATTATTAGCGAGCGCGTCAAGTATCGGCACGCCCTGGTGCAAATAGGTGTTGAGGACCTGCATGTCGGCCTTGCCTTTCGCCGCCGCCTGGCTGAACGCGTTAATGTAGCTCGTCATTTTTTGGGAATTGCCCTGGGACAGATCGCCGAACTTGGTTAATTGCGCCTGCAAGTCCTGAAGCGGAACCTTCGCGGCGATAAGCACGTTCGTCGCCTGTGTGAGCGTGCCCATGTCAAACGGGGTTTTGTCGTTGAACGCTTTTATTTCATTGAAAAGCCCGGCTCCGGCTTCCATATCGCCTAACAGCGTGCCGAACTGGTTTTTCATAGTTTGGAAATTATCGGCGGTTTGGAGCGCGAAGGAGCCCATGTCTTTGATGACCCCCAACGCCTTTGTCAGGGCGACGACTTCGGCAAGGCTCATTATCGTCTTTTTAATCTCGCCGATGCTTGAAGCCGATTCTTTTGCCTCGGCTTCCGCGTCCTTGAATGATTTTTTAAGAGCTTCGCCGTCAGTTTCAGCAAATTTTTTCGCTTCTGACGCGAGAGTTTTTATCTCGCCTTTAAGCGAAGATAAAGCCATCAACGCGTTCTGCGTTGCGATTTGGATTTGCAGTTCCAGTGTTTTGTTATCGTTTCCCATATTTTTTAGCGTCCTCTTGTTCCTGCCGTTTTGTTTCGCGCTCTTCCTCGTCCGCTTTAAAACGCTCGACTTTAAGCGTTGAAATCGCGTGCGCTATCCATTCCGGCTGTTCCGCCCATCCGCCGGCAAACGGCAGACAGCCCATATTCTCGCTCAGGCAGAACACTTCCCACGCGGCGTAAAACTCATCGGTGATATACGATGCCGCGTCCCGTACCGGAATGAAAACGTCATGACCGCGCCCATCCTTTACGCGGGTATTCCAGGGCGGGTTACGCCCCGGAAGCAGCCTCGCCTTGTGCTTACCGGCACGCCATACCCGGTAAGCGATCCTCAGTTTTTTTCTTCTATTCCCGAATGGTCAAGCACGCGGTCTAATTCGGCGATGATCTCTTTTAGTAAAGGCTCATATCCGACAGGCGCGTTAAGTAAATCATTCGCGTTTATGATTGATTTTTTCTTGCCTTCGCCGTCGTCGTATGAACAGTTTGAGATTGAAACAAGCAGTTCGTTTAAAGCGTTTACGCTGTCCTTTTCTATGGTGATTTCCATGTGTTCAATCTTTCCGTCTGCTGACGCTATTCCTTTGGCTTGCGGTTTACTCCGACAACGGTTTTTAATTGCAATAGTCGGAGTTTTATACCGTACCGTTATCTGATCCGTGGCGGGCAGTTTTTTATTGCCGTTAAATTCGGGGATGTAAACCCTTTCTTTGGATATTTCAAGATGCATAAATCCCCCTTACCCCTGCGCTTCCAGGGAATAAAAAACCGGGTCCATGTCCGTGAGCCGTCCCGAAGCGTCGTAAGACTGGGCGCTGCCCGACTGGCCGCCGAGTTTCGCGTTATACAGATATATTTTGCAGAACACGAAATCGTCCGTTTCTTCCGGCAGCGCGGCTTTGTTGACGAAGCCGAACATGTACAGGGCGCGGTTCGCCTCGTCGCTGACGACGTAAGAGCCGTCGCCTTTCTGTATGACGAGCTTCATGTTGCGGTTTATTATGCCGCCGGGCTGATCCGATTCTCCGACGGTGAAAATCGAGGACAGCGACACCTGCGCGTCTTTTTTTCCGAGCCTGTATTTGCGGAACTTGTCGTTCAGGCGGGTTACTTCAATCTCGCCCTGCGTGATCGAAAAAGCCCAACTGGACGCGTCCGCTATATGGGCGAGGTTGAGTACCCGAAACTTGTCGCCTTGCGCGGGCACTTCGTTACCCAACGCCGGAAACAATTCCCTTTTTACAAGCCCTTCGGGGAAAAACGAATCCGCGCCGATGGCGGTAATAATTATCATTATGCGCTTAACGTCCGCGTCGGGTTGTTTTCCGGTAAGCTCCGTGACGGTTCTCACCCCGTCGCCTTCGTATTCGGTGTTGTCGGGATCGCCGGTGAAGATCATGCTGTCATCGCCGACGAGAACTTTTTTTTCGTCCATGTTTTACTCCTTTGGTTTGTTATTCGCGCCGGATCCGTTCGGCGCACCGCCTTTCTCCGCCGGTTTGGCGGGCTGTTTGACCTTGCGGGTTTTTCCGTTTTCGGTCTTGTAATTTGTCTTGTGAATACCCATCATTCTCCTCCTGTGGGAATTGTTATTAAGACGATTCTGTCGTCCTGCACGTCCTGCACCGCCGTTGAATCGGGGCTGTCTACAAAGCCGTCCTCCTGACTTACAATCTGGAGTATCCTGCTGTTCGGGACGCCCGATCCGTCCTCCGTTTCAAGACGCAAGTTAGCTGACATTAAATAATTGTCAAGCGCCTCTATCGCCTCCGTTGCCTGTTTAAGCCCCGTCATACTTTCAGCGGTTCCTTCAACCGACACGCGCACGCGCAGCGTCCGGCTTGACCTGGCCGCCGGAGGCTCCGGTTGGACGAAGGTTTTCAGAAGGCTTACTTTGATGACCACGCCTTTTTCGTTTACCGACGAGGGCGTTACTACGATCTTCGTGTGAAATTCCGAGCCGCGTATATGCCGCTCCAGTTGTTTCGCGAAAACGTTCAACGCCTCAAAGCTGCTCAAGCGCACTTCCAACCTCTTTCATTATTAAACCCATTTCTTTATCAGTAAGATAAAAAAACGGACGCGCCGGAATTTCAACCGACTTTTTCAGATAGTATAAAATATGCGATCTGTACTCCAATTTTCCTTCCTCATTCCGCGTTCTGCGTTTTTCCTTCCAGCACACAACTCGTTTATCGGGGCGGAAATAATAGGAATATCCGTCCGCTTTCAATCCGTTCAATACGTCCGTGGGTCCGTAACCGTAACGCCGTTGCAATTTCCGCGTTCCGGCGGCGGGTATCCACAGCCATTTCGCTTTTTTTGCGTGGATAACACCGCCGTTATGCTGTATCGCGGCGTAGGGCTTGTTAGTGCCAACGCTGACCGTTTTTTCATCAATAATTTTGAACGTTATTGAATCGCGTAACGATCCGGTGTCCTGTAACGGCCTTCCAGACCACCTGTACGCCGCGGTCGCGGGGGACAGGGGCGCGAAGCCCCGCCCGGAGTGTATCTTGCCCCGGATCATCTCCACCGCCATGCCGCCGATTGTCCCAAGTTTGGAAGGCGTTTTAAGGGAGTTGGCTAGATCGTCTAACGTCTCTATAACGCCCATCACCAAGCCCCTTTGCGTTTCTGCGGAACCGCCACCGCGGCAGCCGCGCCTTTTTCCGGCGCGGTGTCCGCTTCGGGAAAATCCCCCCATGCGGCGCGGATGATGTCCTTCGCCTTGACGCGGTACTCCTTGCCGGCTTCCTCGTGTCCCAGCGCGATGTGCAGTTCGTACACCGTGTGTATAAGCACCACTTCGCGCACGACCTTATCGTCAAGGTTAAACGGAATATGAAGACGCCGCAAAACGGAACCGGCGTAAATTTGCGCCCTCGTTATCGCGTCACGGACGGTATCGTCCGAGCCGTCCGCGAGCTGGGCGTAGAGATTCCGCGACAGGCGCCCCGCGACTTCTTCCGGCGTTACCGGTTCCCCAAAGGGGGCGAAAGCCGCGGCGGTTTGCGGTTTCCCCACGGGTATGCCCATAACGCCCAGCTCGTCCATGATTATTCCAATACCTGTGCGATTCTAATCGCGTCCACGTTCGGGATCGGCATGGGTCTTGACTGCCCGATAAGCTTCATGGCTTCCGGATCGTCCTGCTTCACGGCGTTTATAAAAAACGCAAGTGACGCGAAATTCGCGTCGGCCGAATCAAGAGCGCAGTACGCGAGGCTGAAGGAGTCATCTTTCGCTATGGCGACGACTGATTTTGCGGGAATCGCCTTCACGGTTGTTTTTTCCTTGTAGCTGTAATACTTCGCGGAGCAGATGACGAATTTCGCGGTTCCTATCTGGACGTGATCTTCAAAAACTTTGATTAAATCGTTGTTATTAAGCGCTCCGGCTTTCGCGACAAGCGCTGAGTATACGTCGTACCCGCAAAGATAAACGATGTCCGTGCCGTCCGACGTTTCGCCGAGGCTGTCAATGATTTGGCCTACCGAAGCGGTAATGTCCCCGACGTTTGTGCCGGAAGCGTTCCATTTTTTTGCAATATTAACCGTTTTCGGCGTGCCGAAATCAACAACGTATGTGTCCATCGTGCCGTCGGCGTTCCGGATATCGTAGGCAATTTTGCCCGTGATTGACTGGATAGCCATCGCTTCGGTCGTCTTACGGACAATCTTGCGCAGCTTGTCGATATTCCTGTCTACCAACTGCTGTTGTTGCTCCAAACCGAGAGAACGCATTGCGTTAATCTCATTCGCGTTTAGAACAAGCGACGGCGTAATGTTCGCCGGATCGATTAACTTCAACGCCGTTTTGTTCAGCGGTACAGGATAAGACGAGGATCCCCTCGTTATCAGGGGAATGTTTTTTTCCGGCAGACCAAGATCGGCGTGAGCCAGCTTGTCCTTAGGATGGTTGAACCGGACGGATTCCGGATAAATCAAATCCATGATGAAGGTTTTAAGCGGCGGCAGCCTGTTGATCGCGTTGACAAACATGCTGAAAGTAAAAAATTTCTTTAAAAAATCCCACATAAAAAACGTGCCTCCTTGTTACACGTAAATGCCGATGCCAAATAAGGCGCTGATTTGTTCTTGCGTGGCGTCGGCAATCTCGCCGTCGTCTTCGCATTTGAGAATTTCAACAGGGACCGAACCATGACGTATAACGTTGCCCGATTGCTCGTCTTTGTCCACGCGCTTATCCAGCACGCCGATAATGTCGGTATCGGTCGGCGCGGCGGCCCTGGCGCTTCCGGCGGTTTCTCCGGCGACCATGAGCGTCCCTTCCGGCCAAGCGACATGCTCGTCCGGAAGCTTAAAGGTTGTGATAAAAGGCGGATGCCTTCTGTCCGACGCGGTGCGTGGGTTGATTTCCGCCGTAGCGGTTACCCCATTTACCATTGCAAAAAACAAAAAAGGTAAAAAACCTCTCATAAGCTTTCTCCTATATGTTCGCAAAATTTATCCGCGTGGATTTACCGGCGGACGCGGCGTTATCGCCGTCACTCAGGTTCATTACCCCCGTCTCCACAGGTTTTGGAAAGGCGGTGATAATCTCGATGAGGCAGTCGGCGGCGGAAACGCTGCGTTTCCCTTCCGGGGCCTCATTGTCGGACAGTTCGATTGTTTTCCCGTTGTCCATCGCGTCGCAAAGGCGGAGAGCCTTCTCGCGTATGGCCTGGGGCACGCCCTTGCCGTCCATTTCGGCTTTGAGACGGTTCCTGTCCGCTTCCTTCTTTTGCTTTTCAGCGTCGGAAAGAGCTAGGTTTTTCTGCTCGTTCTCTTTTTTAAGCCGCTCGTTTTCTTCGCGCAGTTTCTGCGCCTCTTCGTCTGTCATATTACAGACCTCCTTGACTTGATTTGCGGAACCCGCCGCGCTTCCTACTTCCGACACACTTTCAGAAGCGGGTTGGGATTCCTTAAAACCGTTATTTTTCAAAATTTGGTTTTCGGGGGGAACGTCGGAGAGATAAAAACGTTTCTCCGACGGTGAGGGAAGGATACGGCAATCGGCGGCGTCACCCGCGGCTATGCCGAGGTCGGTTTTAATTTCTTTGACCAAATCCTTAATGGCCGGGGGTTCTTCGCCCAGGTAAGCGAGGTGGTGCAGGTACATCTTGCCGTCGCTTGCTCGTTGTTTCGCGCCGATGGAAACGTCGGGGTAATATCCCGCGTCCACGGATTCCGCGAGCGCGTCCTCCTCCTCGATGTCGCCGGTGAGGGTTTGCGCCTTCTCGTCATAGGTGACGCCTACCACGTTCCCCAGCCGGGGCGACGAGGGGTCGGGCCAATGGCCGTTAAGCGAAATTGGGGCTTTCTTGATTTCCGCGAAGGTTTCGGCGATTTCCTTCAGGTCCTTCTCGTTGACGATCTGCGGATTGTCCTTGGAGCCGAATATGCCGACCCTCGCGATTTCTCTTTTTCTTGTTTTCATGCCTATAAGGATAAGGGCATGGGGAAACAATTACTCTAAATGGGATAAAAGGGAAACGTTGCCGTTTACGGGCTTTTTACGTTTTTACTTTCCGTGGCAATGTTTATATTTTTTACCGCTTTTGCATGGGCAAGGATCATTTCTTCCTATTTTGGGTTTTTCGTTCTTTATCGGTTCAATATGTGAGTGTTTTGTAAAATCAATTTCAGCCATTGACGGCGTGCGGAAAGAAAACATAGTTTTTCCGTTTAGGTTTGTTACGGCAAAATCCCCCATCGTAATAACGTCCATGCCGATAAGCATATCGCAACTGTTTGGGGTTCCTTCCAGGGCTTGTATATACATAATTTTGGCTCTGTTTGGAAGATATACGTTTATCAAATAAACATTACTTGGAACTCTTTTGTCGGAAGGCGTGTCCATAAATGTTTTTGATATTGGCGCTAAGTTTAATTTTGCGACTATTTCCGGTCTGATAAGCGATCTTGACGCGCCCGTGTCCCATATCGCATTAGCTTTAACATTTTTATTTGTCGTAGGCGATTCTACATATACGCTTGTTGGAAGAGAAAAGGCGATAGATGTATTTCTTGCGGTGAAGGCTAAGCCGGGAGTTGTTTTAGCCAAAAAACGCCTCACGCAGAAATGGGCATTACGTTACCTTGAAAATGGCATACCATTTTTTCTCTGCTGTCAAAGCATTCTTGTATTAAAAACGTCCCCATCTCTTCCGTTTTTAACGTTGATTCCAATGCTTTGTTGAAATTCTCGTAAACTCCAAGAACACCCTGGTTTTTTACCACGACGAATTTCTGCCCATACGAACGATAAAAGTTATTCATATTTTCGAGAAAATAATTAAAATCCGAGTCCTGTTGGTTCATGTTATAATTATCGTGTGGTTTTAAAGGTTTTTCAAGCCCCCAGCCCCCGAAAAAACACCCCCCTTAGAACGAAATTTTAACGGCTGGAAACGGACTTTTTTAAAATATCGGGAAAACACACGCCCGGGGCTGATTCGGCCGTTTTATGGGCTTTTTTGGGGTTTTAGATTAATGCGGTTTCAGAGTATATTATCGAACCAATCTTTTATTCCAAATTGCATAAAGTGTAATATTATTACCATTATAAAATAAATAATCATTTGCAGAATAACGAGTACCTGAATCATTAGGTTCTGTATTCCAATGGGAAAATGTAAATGTATATTGTTGTAATGTACCATAGGTATTAACCCACTGTGTTGTTTCATAGCGAAAATTGGGAATATATTCTCCAAGACCTATTGAATATCCGCCGCCAGGTGCGGCATACCCATTTGGCTCGTATATAATTTTATATAATCCTATTAATGTAGCATCCTTTTTTTGGAAAGTAGCCCATTGACCAGTACCTAAATAATCAAAATTTGTTAATTCTAATGAATTATTATCATTCAAAAATTCATAAGGCTGCCATTCTGAAAATTGATTATCAGTACCCCATTTCCTTAATCTATACATTCCATTATTAATTTCAAATGCTATATTATGTTCATATGCATCGCCTTTTTTTGAGCCTGACCAATTCCATTTTCTATTCCATGAATCATAATTCCACCAAACTGTTCTCCATTTTGCTTTTGTCGTACCATTAAAAGTAAGAACGGTATTTTCATATCTTTCATCTATTCCCCTACTGTCTTCATATTTTAGATAATAAACAAACGTTCCATTAAATCTAGGGTCTGAAAGAGTTATTCCAGGTTTATCATCTTCACTAACAAATAAATCGCACGAAATAATTGCTAAAAACATAAATATTAATAACAAAATAGTGGCTTTTTTAATATTAATTGGATTGTTCATATAACATTCCTTCACTCATAATCTAACTCCTTTATTTATCCTTTAGATTAGCGGTTACCGGCAATACCGCTATGAATTCCCCCTGCACTTCGTAATCGGCGGAATCTCCTTTAATTACTTTCCCACTACCGTCTTCATAATGCAGTTCCCAACCTTTCTCAGTTTTATGAAGACGCTTAAGCGTTGATTTATCTTTATAACGAACCACTTGTATCGCGCCATCTTTTGGATTATCCGCGCAACGGATAAGCACAAGGTCTCCGTCTCTTATACCAGCCTCAGACATTGAACTCCCACGAATGCTTGCTACATAATATTGCTCGCCTTTCCTTATAAGGCGCGACGGTACGGAAACAGTCTCCTCTGTATCATCGCTTTGTGTTATTGGCGGTCCTCCGGCAATGTCCCACACATAGGGAATTTCCTCATATTCCTCTTCGCTGTATGCTGAAGAAGTATCTGCCGCATACAAGTATTCATTTTTAGGGCTGGTTGCAAATATATTTTTTTCTCTTTTGAGTAGGGTTTCAATATTTGTTAGTCGTGATTCTATATCTGTAAATCTATTTTCATTGTTATTTTGAGCATTTCGGATCGCTAAAACCAACTCGCTTTCTTGCTTAATAACATTTTCTTGTTTATCACCAAACATACCTACACTTTCGTCAAAAAACCATACAGGACTTATTTTGTATTTTCTCTCAAGAGCAACAATGATTTTTGAGGGGTTTTTATTCTTTATCCCCCCAACAAGGTCGTTTATATAACCGTTAGAAAGCCCTAAAGATTGCTCAAGAATCCTGTTATTCTTTATGCCAAATGTGGTTTTTATTTGTTCTATCCTATCTTTCCACGTCATAATCCTAAATAATTACCCCTAAAAATAAATATTTATTATTTTTTCGGATAAATACTTGACAAAATTAAGTAAATATCCGAAACTGTAGGTGGTAACAATTTATTACCACATTTTGCAGGGTGTGCAATAAGTGGTAATGGATTATTACCACCTTGAGTATCGCACGAAACCGGCAAAATGTCGAGTTTTCGGAGATACGAAAGACGTTGTTTGACAGCGGGGAGCAGGGGCAACGGCGCGGATGCGTGCCGACCCCTGCGTCTGACCCAGAGCGCGGGAACCGTAACCTTTGCGCCCTAAATCCACGATTACGGGCTTGAGCCGGGGCGAACCCCGGACTAGGGGCCGCATTGGCCGGACGGCGTTTTTTACCCCTCCATGTTTTTTCGCCGTCCTGCGGGTTCGACTCCCGCCGGTTCCATCCCTTTTGGGAAGGAGGATTTTATGAAAAGAAAAATTATTGTTTTGCTTCTGGCTGTGTTGTTTTTTAGCTGCCATAAGTTAGAATCAGGCGTCGTCGTTAAAAAATATTTTGTGGCGGCTCATCAACAGCCGATAACTACTGTTGTTTCTAACGGAAAAAAATGACAAAAAAACCGCCCCGTAGGGGCGGCCAAACAAGAAAGGATACGCATTTACCGGAAAGCGTTGCGTAATCCCAAAGGAGTTTTAATTATGGCACAAAAAACAAAAATCCGCAAGTATGGAAAATTTATTTTGCGGTTTCTGCGGCTGTTTCCCCCGTACCGGGAAATGGAGACGGCGATCCAGAAAAAAGAAGAAGCCCGGCAGTTGAGCGCCGCGATTATCCAGTCGTACAGATCAGACGAGGCCAAACTGCTCAAACAAATTGAATCCGACGCGGCAGTGATCGTTTCCCTGAACCGCTATATAACGGCGCTGGAAGGCAAAGCCGACATGCAGTCCGAGATGCTTCGGGAATTAAATCAAAAGCTTAAAGCCCTGCATCCGCGCAAAAAACGCGGTGGGCAAAACGAATAACGATACGCGCCCGCAGGCGGCGCGAAGGAGGACACATGAGATTTTTGCGGGAGTTTTCCGGTTTGGGAAGCCGCCCCTACCCGTTCGACCGCGAACGGCGCAGGAGGGTGATGGTCGCGTTAGCTGAAAAAGACATGACGATCAGCGGATTGGCAAGAAGCATTGGCGTTGCACAAGCTATAGTATCTCAAGTTATCAACGGACGGCGCAAATCGCCTAAAACCGAGAAACTCATAGCCGACTACCTCGGAGAAGACGCGGACCGGCTGTTCCCCGCCCGCACCAACGCCGAAATCAAAAAGATGCGCGAGAGGGAAGCCGCGGCGAAAGGGGGGACGGCATGACTGACTACGTTAAAACGTCAGCGCTGGCGGCCGCCCTGCTTTTAAGCCGCAAGGAGACCATGAAACGCGCCCGCGCGGAAGGGTGGCCGTGCGTTATGCGAAAAGGCGGCCTCGTTTTCCTGAAGAACCGCCTTCCGGCGGGGGTGCAGCTCGCGCTGTCTGAAAGGGAAACGCCGGAAGCGTCCGGCGTTACGGGCGAAGGCGGACTGTCGCAACTGACCGACAGGGCGCGTGAGGCGGCGCAGAACAGGAGCGCCCTGATCTACGAGTACCACCGTAGCGGCTTGAAGCCCGGCGAATTCGCGGAAGCGTACAACGCCGGGCAGTTCGGGGCGCACCTGCGGAAGGCGTTAGGCGATTTGTCGGCGCGGACGCTGTACCGGTGGCTCCGGGAGCAGAAGGAAGCCGGAGGATCGGGGACGCAGGCGTTGGCCGCGCTCGCGCCGCGTTACGGGATAAAGAAGAGCGGCGCGGGGGTCACGCTGAGTTCGTTGGAACGCGCGCTGTTAAAAAAGTTCTGGCTTAACAACACGCGCCCGGCGATGGCGCACGCGTGGCGTAACATGCTCAAAACTTACCCCCATTCGCTATGCACATACCAGACGGCGGCGCGGTTCCTTCAGAGCATACCACCGGCGGAGCGCGACTTCTTCCGTCTTGGAAAAAAGCGTTTCGACGATTTGTACCTGCCCTACGTCGAACAGAACGTGAACAGGTACATGTCGCTCGACCTCGTAGTGTCCGACCACCATGTGCTTGACTGCGTTGTCCTTTACCGCGGCAAACTAATCCGCCCGTGGATAACGACGTTTCAGGATTACCGCAGCGGCAAGATCGTAGGCTTTTTCCCGACGGTGAAGCCGTCGAGCCTGTCGATCATCGCGGCGTACTACATGTGCTGCGTCCGCTACGGAGTGCCGAAGGCGGCGTTATTCGACAATGGGCGCGACTACAGATCAAAACTTTTGAACGGCTACAAAACGACCGCGAAGCAGTTCACGCCCGAAGGGATCGAGGAGGACGTTGAGGTGTTCTTCCAGGGCGTGCTTCCGGCTTTGGGGACGGACGTGCGTTTCACTAAAACTTATTCCGCGAAATCAAAGGGGAGGCAGGAGAGATACTACAGGCTTTTGGGAGAGTATCTCGCCAAGGACATCGGATCATACGTCGGTTCGGACACGACCACGAAGCCGGACGACGCCGTACTGATGTGGCGTTCAATTGACGGCATGGCGAAGCGCGATGACGTGCCGACGTGGGAATACTTCACGCGGGCGGCCTGCTCCATGATCGAATATATCAACGACACATTCGCGAGCCAGGGCAAGGGCATGGACGGAAAAACGCGGAGCCTCGTGTTCGCGGAGAACCTGCCCGAAAACATACGCCATGTTTCAAAAGAGGAACTGCAGCAGGCGCTTTACCGCAGCGAAGTGCGCAAATGCGGGCGCAACGGAATCAAACACCACGGGGTGCATTACTACCACGAAGCGCTTGCCAAATACGCGGGGCGCGATGTCGTTATACGCAACAAAATTATTACTGATAACGAGATGCCCGTGTACGCGCTGGACGGCTCGTTCATCTGCACCGCCGTCGGCGACTATTTCCACGAGGGGGAGAACCTCAAAGCGGCGATAAGGCGCGTTGAAAGCGCGAAACGCACGCTGCTCGCGCTTGCGGAGAGGGGGACCAGCGAAGTGGCGATAGCGGCGGAACAGAGAATAATGATAGAGACCGCGATCCGCGCCTACGACGATTCGCTTCCCTCGCTTGAATCGCTGTTAGGTGAAACGGAAGAACCGCCGGCTCTTCCGATGGCCGCCGGGGCGGAGACGGTTCCGGCGAATAAAAACAAATACGTATCCGTTCTGGACGCACGTCCGGAACAAATATTGCATATTGGAGGTCCAAAATGAATTTGGGTATTAAAGACCGCCTTGTCGAAGCCTTGGAAAAATACGGGCTGTCGCAGGCGCAGGCGGCGCGTGAGATGAACTACTCACCGTCGGTATTAAGCGCGTTTCTCAAGGACGAGTACAAGGGCGACGTGCAGAAACTTGAAGGCGCCGTCCTTCAATGGATAGCGCGTCAGGTGAAGGGGCGCGAGCGCAAGCGCGTACCAATCGTGGAAACCAATGATTTGCGCACAATATACAACGCGATACAGATCGCCCACGCCGAAAAGGACATCGCGCTCATCGTGGCGGACGCGGGATCGGGCAAGAGCACCGCCGCGGCGTGGTACGCGAAGTACAACGAGAAATCGGTAGTGCTTATTAACGTGGTATCGGGCATGAACCGCAGAATGCTCGTTCATGAGATAGCCAGGCAGCTTGGGATTGAAATAATGAGGGTGGCGTTCACGACGGTCATTAAAAATGTTTCCGACGCGCTTTTTGAGCGCGACATGGTCGTCATAATCGACGAGGCCGATTACTTAAAGGCAGACGCCCTTGAGTTCACGCGGCGGTTCGTTCACGACCTCGGACAGTCGGGTCTCGTATTAATCGGCCTGCCCCGCCTCAAATACCAGATACAAAACCTGCGCAACGACCACCGCCAGCTTGAAAGCCGCATCGGGGTCTGCCTCCACCTTTCGGGGCTTTCGCGTGTTGACGCCGCTTTAATAGCGGCATCCGTCTGGCCGAAAATCGACAAAAAAATCGTGGACGCGGTTTACAGCGTGTCAAAATCAGACGTGCGGCAGTTCACGAAGATCATCGAGCGGATGCAGCAGACTATGGCGATTAACAACGTCGCGGAGCCTGACGTTGACATCGTCGAATCGGCCGCGGCGCTCATTATGCGGAGGGGAGGGCAGGCGGCATGAACAGCAAAGAAAGAATAGCAAGGGAGCTATTGAAAGAATTGATAGATTCAAAAGATTACAAAAGAATGTACGGTTATTTAGCTATTCTAAAAACTACTATTAAACAGGAACAAAAAGAAGAAAGGGTAGCTAAAATATATCTTTCCGAGTTAGTGCTAATAAAAAAAATACTAGAAGAGGAATTGTTAAAAAGCAAGGGGGGCAAGCGGCATGAGTGACAAGTTTGGCAATAAAGCCAGGGCTAAAGCCCAGAAAGAAAAATATCTTCCCGGACATAATCCGAAAAGCGCGAAAGGGCAGGGAATGAAGGCGAAACGGAAAAAGCAGACGGTAAAACAGGATCAAAAAAACACTACGCCAAAAACATCATGGAAACCATTCCTCGGCGTAAGGGACAAAAACAAAATTACCGCTTTGTTTGCGCAAATAGAAGATAACGCGAAAGCGACATTAAAATTAATTGTTAATACCGCAAAACTCTATTACGACGCAGGGAACATATTTGCCGGAGCTATAAGTCAGTTCAATGTACCTTTTACGGCGAAAGACATTGCCCAAAGGTATGACTTTCCCGAACGCAAAATAACTCTTGCCCTTAAAATTTTCAAACATTTTGAAAACAACCCCGACGCTCTCAAAGGCCTGTCGTTACGCGACGCGCTCAAGCTGATCGCCCCTCCGCCGCCGGCCGGTGAGGACGGCTACAACCGCATCGACATGGGTGGCGATCCGGGTCAGCTGAAGCTAGACTTCGGGGAACTGTTCGAGGTTCCCGCCGTGGCGAACAGGTCGCTGCAGAACTACAGGACCGTCGGGGATATGGTGTCGGAGATCATCGTGGTAAGGCGCACGAATGACGGAAGCCTTACGAGCAAGCGGTTTGCGAATTTCAGCGAGGATATTCCGAAGAACCCATTACTGCGGCAGGCGTACAAGGCCATGTCGCAAAAAACCCAGGCGGCGATAGAGGATTACCTGGCCGCATTGGAACAGGAGGAGGCGCAGACATGTCGGAAATAACGCATAAAACAGAACTGGCGAAAGACGGTTATGAAAAAATTGAAGCCAGAATACAGGCGATTGAAAATCTGGCCAATGACGGCGTGTTCGCCTACCCGTGCGAGAACGCGCCGAAAAAATGCCAGCAGATCGTGTTGGAGGCGAAGAAACTCCGGCGGATTCTGCGTGACGTGCTTTTTATCGTTCCCGCCGAGAACGCCGTTTTAAGCGGCGAAGGGGGCGCGGCATGAGGGAGCAACGCTGTTGCATGTGTCCTAAAACTAAGGGGGAAGAATCAAATGTCTGCCCGGGAATACCCGGAACGCATCATCCCAGGCGGACATCATGCGGTTTTGCAAACATTTGGCGTGATGAAAATGGCGAAACTGTTTTTGTTTCTTCGGGGTTAGGAAAAAGGAAATTCATGTCCTTCCGGCGCAGTGCGAGCGGGGGACTACATCGGGTAAAGACCAAATTTCTCCCGGTGCGAAATAATTTCGATGATGCCCAAGAGGACCTTAATCTGTACGCACGGAAAAAAGGCTGGAAGCTGGGTGAAAAATATTATGCAAGGAGGCATAAAAATGAAAAAAGAAGAATACATGACTGACAGCCAGGGACGGCAGGTCCCGGTAAAACTGATTAAGGAAATAGACATACTGCGGCATCAGACCGTCACCAACATCGCGAACGAAGCGATGAAGATGAAAAGCGTGTTAGTTGATTTTAAGGTTAAGGTCCGCGATGAGATTTATTCCTTCGTTGAAAAATCAGCCGCGGAGTATGGGGTAAAGTGGGGTGGTAAAAAAGGAAACATCTCCCTCTTATCTTATGACGGACGGTTCAAGCTGGTCATCGCAATGAATGACAACGTAACCTTTGACGAGCGCTTACAGGTGGCGCGTGAGCTCATCGGCAAATGCCTGGACAAATGGAGCAAGGGATCGAGACCCGAAATTCGCCTGTTGGTTAACGACGCATTTCAAGTTGACAAGACCGGAAAAATTTCCACCGCACGCGTTCTTGGATTGCGGCGGTTGGACATACAAGACCCCGAATGGCAAAAAGCGATGACCGCCATCACTGAAAGTTTGCAAATAACGGGAACAAAACAGTATTTGCGGGTTTACGAGCGCGACAAGAACGGCGAGTACCAGATGATCCCGCTTGACGTTGCGGCGTTATAAACGCGAACCCGGACGGTACTGGATGTCCTGTCCGGGGAGTTTCTTATAAGGGGGGCTGATATGGAAGACAAATTATTAAGGTTAAAAAAAGAGATAAGATTAATGAAAAATGAAATTGCGGTCGAGCAAGGCAAAATAAACAAACATTATGAATTTATTATGCAGACACAAAAGAGAATTAAAAGCGCAGAAAAAAGAATGTTGAAATTACAAAGAGTCGGAGCATAAAAATATGAACCAAAAATCACGCTTAGCGATAATCCATCTCGCGAAAAAACAGCTTGGTCTCGATGACGAAGCGTACCGCGCCATTCTTTCCGGCGCCGGAGTTTCAAGCGCGAAGGACATCGAAACGGATTTGCAGTACGCCACGGTGATGGGCGCGTTCATGCGGCTTGGCTTTCTGCCTTCTGGCCACAGGGTAAACAAACACAGAAGCGTCGTTCCCAACAGTCCCGGGATGATAAGCCGCAAACAGGAGTATTACATCAAAGGGCTTTGGGCGTTGGCGAGCCGCGCCAAGGACGAGCAGAGCCTGCGGCGCATGGTGAAGCGCATCGGCAAAGTCGATGACGTTTCTTTTTTATCCAGACGCGCAGCGTCGGCGCTCATACTTGCCCTGCGCGACATCTGCTGGAAAGCCGGGTTTAATCCCGACACGGACACGAAGGAGGGGGCTTATGCTGCTAACGGTAAAAAAAGCGGCGCTCATACTGCGCATGGAACCACATCAGGTGTACTACCTCCTGACAATGGGAGAAATCGCGGCGGTCAAAATAGGCAAAGCGTGGCGGCTGGATCCGGAATCGGTGGATGAATATGCTGAACGACTCCCAAGAATTGGCAATAAAAAATCTTCCGGCTATTTTGTCTACCCGGGAGATATCGGATTTCTTTTCGGTTGCCTACATGACCGCATACCGCCTGATCCAAAAGGGGGAACTTCCAGCGTGGAAAGACGACGAGGGCAACTGGTGCGTCGCCAGAAGCGACCTTCTAGCGTTCTGCTCAAAAAACTCAAACCTGTAGCTCAGTTGGAACTGTTCGTTATGCGATGATAAGGGGGATAAATGAAAATAATAAATGTGTTTTCAAAGAATGATTTGATAGGGTTAAAAATATTTAATCCAGGCAATTTGTCTGTAAAAAAAGTATTTCTCCATGGAAACAGAGCAGTAGTGATCGATCCGAATGCCCAACATTACGGTAACAATTCGAGTAAAATCATTATCAACGGAAAAACTTATAAATTTTGCGGTGACTGCAGCCGGTTTTTTCTTTTGTCTAATTTTTATCACAACAAACACGCGAGCAGCGGGCATTCTCCTTATTGCCGTGAATGTTCCAAAATAAGATCTGTATTATTCTATTATCAAAACAGAGATTATTATTTGTTAAAGAGTAGAGAATATTATACTAAAAAACTTGAAAAAAATGGTTTCCCAAAAGATATGAGATTAACAGGAAACCGAATCCCCACCTCTCCGAAACATTGGCATCCGTGGAGTAAATATTATCAGGTAGTCCCTGGAGGTAATTAATGAAAGATAGCAATAAGGAAATTTATATGAATAATAAAACAAGGATAAAACCATGCAGGTTCTGCAATAACGACAGTGTAGCACTTCTAAATGTTATGCCGAGCGGTAATGATAAAGTTGCAGTATGGTGTGAGGTTTGCGGGGCATACGGCCCCACTGCTAAAACACACAAAACAGCAATTAAACGCTGGAATAATGGAATTAATTTAAATAAAAAGGCGGACAAACAATGAAGAAAAAAAATAATACTTTATGGGAAGAGAGAATTTACATACCTTCAGGTAAAGCACTTATACCGGTAATTGTTGACGCATTAAATGGTTGTAAAGGTTGTTATAAAGAAGGCAAGAAGTGCTTACATATAGCTTGTGTTGCTGGAGAACGCGAAGACAATAAACATGTAATATTAAAACTTGTTGATTATTAATAATAGCTTTTATCCCATTTAGAGTATTTCGTTCATTTCTTCAATATCTTTAAAACATGAACTACAAGACATTACAGGAAATTGCGGACAAGTGGTTAAACAAAACCGTTCCGTACCCTGTACCTGATCCGCACAAACTCCAAGGGCAGTGCGTTCAGTTTATCCGCTTCTGCCTTAGGGATTATTACGGCGTACCTGACTGGGAGCCGGTATTTCAGGCGAAGGCTTCAAATTTCTGGACGCAGTACGAAAAAGACAAGTCTATGTACGAGTATTGGGATAAGTATCCCAACACCCCCGCTTTCATTCCGCAGGAAGGCGACATTTGCGTCTGGAATACCAATAAAGGCAACGGGTATGGCCATATCGCTATTGTCTACGGACAAAAACAAAGCGTTAGTTTTTTAACGTGCATTGAATCAAACTGGAAGCCGCTCAAGGTGTCTATCGTTACGCACAACTACGATGATGTCTTGGGGTTCTTCAGAAAACGTCAATAAACCGGGCGCGTCCCGGAAGGAGTATACATGATAAACATTAATAATGTTTTACCGGCGTTCATCGTGATTGCCATCATCGCGGTGATTATTATCACGGAAATCATCAAAAAGCTGGACGTAAAAGACTGGCTGAAGGGCTACAGGGTATGGATACCCGCCGTCTTATCCGGCGGTATAGCGTACTTGCTTGGCTTGGGTAAATTCTTCGCGGAACCAAACCAGATTTGGTTCTGGTGGGCGGTAATTTTCGCGATTTCAACATTCGCTTATGAGGCGATTTTGAAAAAGATAACGACCGCCCTCGGCTCCGCTGAAACGGCAAAATGAAAAAGTTAAAAATCGCGCTTGCCGTCATCGGCGCGTCGCTGGCTTTTCTTGCCGGATGGTTCTTGAGGGGGCTGTCCGCAAAAAAGACCGCGCCCGCCGATATCAAAACACCTGAGGAGGTGAAACATGAGATTGAGAATACTCCTGCTTGCGATCTTGTTTCTGCCGCTCCTAACGCGGTTCAGTTACGCGCAAACGCGGACGGAATCGCCGGACGCGCAAAACAACGTTTACGGGATCGAGCCGGAACGATTTTATCCGGGATCGCTGGTTCTGGAACTGATGGCGACGGCGGAGGCGGAAATTGACAACGCCGTCCATGAGGCATACGCCGAGGGCTACAAGGCCGCCATGCTGCAATACGCGCCGGAACTCGCGGCGTTAAGGATAAGGGAGGCTGTTTTGAGAGAGGCGCTTGAAAAGGAACGCTTTAAAAATAAATTTTTCTGGCCGGTGTCCGCGGCTTCATTCGCCGCCGGTATTTTGACGCACGGCCTGTTTGTGAGGTAATCATGGAGTGGGGAGCTTTTTTTCATGTTATACAGTCATGGGGACCGACGGCGATCTCCTCCGTACTTATTTACGTTGTAATATTTCTTATTAAAAAAATAGACGCGCATTCGGAGAAAAACGATAAAAGCGCGGCTGAATTGCGCGAATATATAAATAAATCTTTGAACACTTTTGGGGAACGGCTTTCGATGATCGAAAAAGATTATGTAAAAAATGATTTTTTCTTCAGGGAGCTGTCGGGTTGGAAGAGCGAAATTAACCGCCTTTCAGATCAAATAACAAACCAATTTATGGTGTTTTCTCAAAATATCATAAATCTTTTTAGGCGGGGAAAAAATGAATAAGGACAACATCTTGCGCGGTAAAATTATGGACATACTGCGGAAAATCTATCCGGACGGGGTAGATTATAAAACTATGGTTAGTATTCTTTTCCAGTATCACAAAACGGATGAGATTTCCTCGTCTCTGGAATATCTTGTAGACAAAGAATACGTCCTCAAAAAAGAACATCCCCACGCTTTTTTACCCCATGAAACAATTAAGTGGTACAAACTCACCCCAAAGGGCATTGATCTTTTGGAAGGGAACGTCGATACCGATCCCGGTATCCTCATACAGCGGGGGTAATCATGGGACAAAAAAGCAAGGCGGATCAGCACGGCTTAAAAGAAATTATAGCTTCACATTGGGACGGCGGTAAAAATACAATCGTCTACGTGACCGAAAAGGTAAACGATTACCTGAAGCAAAACGGATTAAAACTGACCGTGAGCCGCGAAGCGGTACGGCACGCCGTCCGCAAATACGAAGATGAAATCGCCGATGTCCGCAAGAGTCTGGAAATATCCAAACAAATGGCGGAGATTTTTAAAGACAATCCCGGCACGGAACAATCCGAAGCGATGTTGATGTATCTCTCACAGCTTATCGCAAAAGAATTGCGGAACATTGAGAGCATCAATTTTGAAGACCCCGCCGAAATGATTCACGCAACCGCAAAACTCACTATGGCGCAGGCAAAACTTTCGCAATTCCGCACCCAAGCAGTAAAGGCCTTGGATAAGGCGAAGGAAAAAATAAAAAACGAACTGCAAACCGCCATTAAGCACGATCCCGATCTGCTGGAGAGGCTCTGTAAAATTGTCGATGACGCGAAGGTGGCGTAATGATGGCGAAAGCCGATTGTTCAACCTGTATCCATTACGACGTTATTTTGGGCTTTAAGGCTGTTTGCAAGTTGTGGATGATAGGCTTGGATATGCGCGGGTATAAGCCGTGCGAGGAATATAAAGAGGTTACAAATGACAAATGCGCAAAAAATGGCGAACAACATGAGTAAGAATTACAAAGTCAGTGATTTAATTTTATTTCTAACTTTTTTACAAGACGAAATGAAAATTAAAGAAATTTATTTTATTCATTGCGCCAAAGACCCCATAAAAGATTATTTTGAATTTATGGTAATGGAAAACTCAAATGATAAAAAAAATGTGCATTGTCTCAAAGTAGATGAAAGCGGCATAGATGAGGCGTTTTATTTTCCTCCAGATTACAGTAAAAACCCAAAACAAATAACACGTTTTAGAGAGTGGCTTAGGGGGCAATAAATGAGCGATATTCTTTCCGAACTGGTAGGCGATGACCGATCTCCCGTAGATAACGCCAAAGAAAAAAAAGCGCGTGTCAACCGCGCCCGGAAAGATTTCGGATTTTTCTGCAAACACTATCTGCCCGATTACTTTTTCACCGATCCGGCGGATTATCAAAAGATTTTATACGACGTGGCAGACACGCGCTCGCTTTCAGAAACCACTTCAAACGGCCTTAAACCGTTTATTAATGAACGTTATCACGGCCTTTTAAAGCCGACGGAAAAGCTTGCCGGCGCGATGTTTGTCGAACCGCGAGAACACGGCAAGACGGTCCGCTGGTCATTCGCTTATGTTTTATGGAGCATCGTTACCAAAAAGAACCGTTACGCCCTGCTCATCGGCGCGTCAGGCGACGCCGCCCGCGAGAACCTCATCAACATAAAAATCGAGCTTGAGGAAAACGACCTTTTGCTTGAGGATTTTGGGGAACTGAAAGGCAACGTATGGCGCGATGACCGCATCGAGCTTTCCAACGGGACCTGCATACAGGCCAAAGGCTCCGGGGCTTCCATGCGCGGCACGCGGTTCCGCCAGTACCGCCCCGACCTCATCATTCTTGACGACGTGCTTAAAGACGACGCGGTGGACTCCCCGTCACAGCGCGATAAAATTTCCCGATGGCTCAAGCGCGTGGTGTTCAACCTCGGCAAGACCGCGTTCATTATCTGGGTCAACACCATTTTTCATTCAGACGATCCCATTTCTCGGCTTATCGCGGAGGTGGAAGCCGGAACGCTCAAACGGTGGATCGCCGTGCGGCTCTCCTGTTTACGTCCAGACGGCACTCCGCTTTGGCCGGAATACTGGTCAGCAGAAGCATTGGAAGAAAAGCGCGAACAGCTTGGCTTTGACAGTTTCTCAACCGAGTGGATGAACGAGCCGTTATCTGACGAGCAACGCATTATCCAGCGTTCATGGATAAAAAACCATGAGTACCGCGAACTGCCTCCGGCAAACGAACTGCGCTATTTTAACGGCGTAGACCCCGCGACCGGCAAACACGACCGCACGGCGGAAATCCCCATTGCGGTACATCGAAAAACCGGCATTATATACGTGTTATTGCCCTGGGCAAAGGTATGCAGTGAAACGGCAACCGTAAGACAGCTTATAATCACGCATCGGTTGTACAGCTATGAACTCATCGCATGGGAAGATGTTGTGTTCAGCGGCATCTATGGAAATTATGTGCAAAAAATGGCTGCGGAAGAGAACGTTTATCTGCCAATTAAAAAACTTTCAAACACGCTGTCGAAGGACGCGAAAGCCAGATTTCTTTCTCCGTTGATTGAGAACGGCGTTATCCGTTTTCCCGCCGAAGGCGCGGAGGACATGATTAACGAACTGGTTAATTTTCCCAAGTGGAAATTTGACGATCAGATGGACGGCCTGTATTTGGCTGTCAAAGTGATACCGTCAGGAAGCGGTTCCCCAGTAGTGGAACAGGTGAAAATCACGACCAACACGGCGGCGCGGAAAATTATTGACATGGTGAGGAGATGGTGATGCAAATTGAACAAATTGGCTCTTCTACTCTTTACCGCTGCGACTGTATGAAACTTATGGCAACTATGCCTAATAAAAGCATAGACTTGGCCATAGTGGACCCGCCATATTTTCCATTTTCTAAAATACATTATGATCGTGGTAGAAATAAATCTACAACAGGGGTTGTTTTTAAAAAATATAAAACTCCTAAAGAGTGGGATGTTCCTGATAACAACTATTATAACGAATTGTGTCGAGTGTCCAAAGAACAAATAATATGGGGAATAAATTATTTTCATTTTGAAAATGTACCTACTGGCCGTATAGTATGGGATAAAAAAAGGTGGGAAGGAGTTACATTTTCAGATGGGGAAATAGCTTCTTGTTCTTTGACTGAAACAATAAAATTTTTTAGGTACCGATGGCATGGAATGTTACAAGAAAATATGAAAAACAAAGAAAAGAAAATCCATCCCACCCAGAAGCCAGTACCACTTTATGAATGGTTATTATCAAAATACGCAAAACCTGGATGGAGGATTCTTGACACGCATTTTGGCAGCGGTTCAATTGCTATTGCCTGTAATAAATTAGGCTTTGAACTAATCGCGTGCGAAATTGATAAAAAATATTTTAACGCCGCTTGCAAACGAATAAGGGATTGGAGTCATAATAATGCGAATTGAACAAATTGGCGATAAAACAAGATGCGAGAAACTGCTTGAAAACAGGGAGATATTTAGGGCGGCTTACAGGTTGTTTCGCAAAACTTTTCGGCTTACATTCCAAGATTTTATGGACATGAATTTGAGCCTATTAACGCTGGAACCTAAATTAGAAATCTTCAAATTTGATGACTGGCTACACAGTAAATACGGTCAATATGAGAATGAAGGTTTATCAATGTTTGGTGTGCTAAAGAAAAACTATGGGGAAGAGATTGCATTGAAGGTTAAGGAGCTTATATGACATACGGATATTTAAGGGTAAGCACGGACAAACAAACGGTTGACAACCAGCGGTTTGAGATTAATCGTTTTTGCAAAAAAAATAAACTGGTTATTGACAAATGGATTGAGGAAACTATCAGCGGCACTAAAATTCCAGAAAAGCGGCTTTTAGGCTCTCTCCTCACTGGTGTTAAAAAAGACGATTTAATAATATGCTCCGAGCTTTCACGGTTAGGGCGTTCACTCTTTATGATTATGTCTATACTCAATCACCTAATGAAAGTCGGCGCAAAAATTTGGACCATAAAAGACAATTACAGATTGGGCGATGACATACAAAGCGCGGTACTTGCCTTCGCTTTTGGAATATCAGCCCAGATTGAAAGGGACTTAATATCTTCAAGGATTAAGGAAGCTCTTGCCCGCAGAAAATCAGAAGGCAAGATTTTAGGTAGGAGGAAAGGTTCAAAATCGGCTCATTTAAAACTTACAGGCTACGAGGACAAAATTAGTGGGTTATTAAAAAAGAAAATATCAAAAAGCGCAATAGGGAGAATGCTCGGCGTAGATAGAATGACAGTTGCTAAATTTATTAAAGATAACAGAATAGGAGGCAATAAAAAACCATGAAAAAACCTGACACAAAAACATTAACCACGCAGATCATCACCGACAATACGCTGGGGAGTTTTCTCAACTATATGCCGAACCCCGATGACGTTGTTCCCGGCACGCTTTCGTCGTATGACACCTACCGGCAGATGCGTAAGGACCCGCGCATTAAGTCCTTGCTCAATAAACTCAAAACGGCCGCGCTCAATTTTCCCATAAACATCACCCAACCTAAAGGCTGTCCTGATAATGTTTTTGCCATTATAAAGGGCTTTGAACTCTGGGGCAAAATCTACCAAAAACTCAAACGGGTATACTCCGGTCTCGATTATGGCTTTTCGGTTTCCGAGTTGGTCTGGCGTCTTGAGGACGGTCTTTATATACCCGATAACATCATCACCCGCAAACCGGAACGGTTTGTTTTTGATCATGCGTGGAAACTCTACCTTAACAAGCTCGGCGAGCATAAACCTCTGGATCAACAGTACAAATGGCTGGAATATCACCATGATCCCGATGACGAGAATCCTTACGGCACGAGCGTTTTACAGTGCGTGTACTGGGCGTATATGTTTAAAAAAGCCGGTTATGAATTCTGGCTACAGGCAACCGAAAAATTTTCAGTTAAATCTATCTTGGCTCTTTTTAAAGGCGATGGGGATGAGAATAAAATTCGTGAGACGGCAAAACTCATAGCGGAACAATTACTGGCGATTACCTCCGGTTCCGCCGCCGCGGTTGGAAACGTGGATTCAATTACGGATATCGGCATGTCGGGCGATCTCATAGGTTTCGCCGCGCTCGTAGACGCTTGCGATACGCAAATCAGCTACGGTCTTACGGGGCAAACCATCGCGACCAGCAAAACTGAAGGCGGCAGTCTCG